TTGGGGTATTAGCAAAAACAAGTGCTCCAGTACCAGTCTCGTCTGAAATAATTCCAGCAAGTTCTGATGAAGATGTTGCTGCAAGTACGTTTAACTTATCTGTTGTTACAACAAGTGTCTTTGTGTTTGGAATGCTTGTGCCATTAATAGAGTCAGCAGTAGCAACACCAAGTGCTGGAGTTGTAAGTGTTGGACTTGTAAGAGTCTTATTTGTAAGGGTCTGTGTATTTGTTGTTCCAACTACCGCACCAGTTGCACCGTGTGCTTCTGTAAGATTGCCGTGAGTTGTAAGGTCTGAAGATGAAGCCTTAGCATCTAACTGAGTTTGGATTGCTGAAGTTACACCATCAACATAGTTAAGTTCTACGGCAGATGCTGTGAGTGATGTGCCAGCAATTTGTAATGTTGTAGCATTTACTTCTCCTGCTGAACCATAAACTACTGCTTTGCTATTTACAATAGTACCCGCTACTGAACCATCTATTAAGTTAATTTCTGTAGCGGTTGCTGTAACTGCAACATCTTCATTAATTTTTGGTGATGTTAATGTTTTGTTTGTTAGTGTCTGTGTGTTAGTTGTACCAACTACTGCACCTGTTGCGCCATGAGCCTCTGTAAGGTTTGCATGTGTTGTAATGTCTGAAGTAAGTGCTACTGTACCAGTTGCATCTGGGAGTGTGATTATATTATCTGCTGTTGGGTCTGTTACTGCAAGAGTTGTTTCAAAATTATTTGCTGTTGCGCCTTCAAATTCAATACTTGAACCAAATACACCAACTGCTGCTGGGGCTGACCACTCAACGCCGTATGTGGCACCTGAGTTTGCTGTAAGTACTTGACCATTTGAGCCAATGCCTAAACGAGCAACTGCATCGTCTGCACTACCAACAATCAAATCACCTTTAGCGTCAACGACACCTGCTGTGATTACGTTCTTTCCATTAACAGTCGCAGTTGATCCCTCAACTACCAGTCCTGCTTTTACTCTAAAATCTTTTGTTACTGTTGCCATTTTATTATCTCCTTGGTTAAGCCTTCAAACCAGTACGCATGTAGCGTAAGGTAATCGGGGTCTGACTCACCACGGGAACTACAGTTAGTGAGACTGTATCTCCTGCTCTAGAGACGCTAATGGTGCCAATATTCCCATCATTGTCTACTGTTCCATACTCACTGACATTATCATTTGTGCCGTCAGGGACTATGGTTAGTTCTGTTGTGTAATATTTATTAGCACCACCAGAAGTTTTTTTAATTGAGATCACATACTTAACTGATCTCCATTCTGAGGCAGTAAAATTATCAAAGATTGTACTGTTCTCAATACCAGCGATTGTTACTTCGTTATTGCCATCTGAACCAAGATCTGTTGATCTTGCAGATGAACTGTCAATTAAGTCAACATAGTCTGCTTGAGTTGGTCTATCCCCTGTCTGAAACAGGGCCTTTACGCTTGCTATTGATATTTTCGCCATGCCTGAATTATATCATATATTTCAAAGTATATAGTTAGAGAAGCCAATTATCTGCAATGGAATTGCTGGTATGTTGCCAAGGCTGTTAGGTATCTTAGTTGCTGTAAATCTTATTCTAAAGGGTAGGAGTGAATTTATACTTACCCCACGATTTGTGTCAACAATTTCTACATTTGGAAAAGAAACAGTTTCAACCACTCTTGTAAAAACAGGAGTATTGCTTTTTATTGTAACGCTTGCCATTAATTTGTAACATCTTCAAGAAGAGTTATCTTGCCTTGGGCAACCGTCCAAACAAGGGTATCTTGTGGAAGACGTAACTCAATATCAAAAATATCATCTGTTCTTAACTGTGCGGTTTGGGCTGCAGTTAGGTTAATCTTAAACTCTCCGTCTTCATCATCTTCATCTTGTGCAGGATTAACTGTAAAAAGTATTGTTGCGGTGTCCGTAATTATTTGAGGATCAACTATTGTGGTTGGTCTTTTAAATTCTGCCTCTATTGTCCAATCAGGAATATTTAAAGGCTGCTGCGTATCATCTGTTAGGTAGACCATAAAGGATGCTGTATCTCCTTTTACAATAGTCCAATTAACAAATGGTGGTGCTTCACCAATGTCGTATGTAGATGCGCCTTGACCTCTATAAGTTGCCATTATGCTAAACCTGCTTTCATTGATCCCCACGTTCCATTGCCTTTTGGCTGTCCAACTACAATTATTCCAGTTGATGCATTTGACTTAGCAACAACTGCTACCGCCCCTGATCCACCAGCAGGAATTGTATCTGTAAGTCCTCCACCATTTGCAACGTATAGGATTTCTCCAGCGGTATATGAAGAAGTATCAATATTTTCAAATATACCAGAAACAATTATTACTCCATCTGACCCGTTAGTAATTGCTGCCTGTGTTATTCCTATCATTGGGAAAGTTGCTAAATCATCTGAGTCACATTTTGCAATTGTTGGTTTTGTTGAGTACCCTGAAATATATACAGGAGTTCCTTTTGCAATTGTTGAGCCTGTTGCATTTCTAACTTCAAGTGAAATAAAAGGAAGACCAACATTTGAAATAACATCTTCTATCCGCTCAGCAAGTGATTGAATGTCTCCATGGACATTTACAGGGTCAGTTAAAACGGGATAAGGAAGATCATAAGTAGTAGTTGCGCCAGTAGCCATAATACTTATTATTATACCACTTTCCGACGTGGAAATTAAAAAGTTATAGAAATGTTACCTAAAGTTTGACTTTGAGGCCAAATTCATGTTATAATTAATACATGCTACCAACGGGTAGCATTTGTTCTCTAGGAGGTTATTATTATGAGAAGAGACAAGAAGGCTTGGATTGGAATCCTAGCATTGGTAGGAGTTGTGGCACCTTTTAGCAACTTTGCGAATGCATCAACTACTGAAAACAACTTACTAATTAAACAGGCTGAAAACCCTGCTGCCACCCACAAGGTGGCTTTTGTTGTTTCTAAAGCAAAAATGTTAGAACGTTATGAAAACAAAACAGATCTTACAGATCTTGAGTTAAAGAAGTTGCTTTCTTTGGTGGGATTTAAAGGCAACGACTTAGTAGTAGCCTGGGCTATTGCTAAGAAAGAATCTAATGGTCGTCCTTTAGCATTTAACGGAAACCATAAGACTGGGGACTCTTCCTATGGAATGTTCCAAATTAATATGATTGACAACCTGGGTCCAGATAGACGTGATAAGTTTGATCTTGACTCTAACGCTGAACTATTCAATCCTGTAAAAAATGCGGAGATTGCATACTATATGTCCAATGGTGGAGACGATTGGTCTTCTTGGAAGGGTATTACTCCAAAGACCAAAGAGTGGATGAAGAGGTTTCCTAAATAATTTTTAGGTAATAAAATACCCCCTTGGAGAAATCCTTGGGGGTTTTTATTTTATATTAAATGGTTTAATTGATATCTACCCATGAGGTAGTTTCTTCGTCCCATGTATAAATTATATAATTTGATTCATCTGGTATTGGAGGGTCAACTGGTGGATTCCAAGTACAGGTTGCTTCATCTAGTAACCAAGATGGGTAAGGTTTTGGTGAGATAAAAGCATCTCTAATCGCATCATATGACATTCCAATAGCGGCATATTGTTTACGAAAGTTGTTATTATATGAGGTTTGTTTCCAATTGGTATACCCGCCAGACCAGTTTTCTAGCCACACAAGTCCTGAAGCCTCTTCATTTAAAGGATCTAATTCTAAGTTATTAATTACAATAATATCAATAACAATATTATTTTCATCTAATTTTGCAAAGTGTGCCATTAGAAAGTTATACTCCCGCTTCCAGTCCATGTATATGTTCTATATCCACCACTAACAGATACGCTTGGGCTTCCAGTTGTTGCTACTGGTGCATTAAGATTGCTTGAATAACGAATGACTACTATTCCGCTATGACCACTGCCACCAGGGCCATATGTGCCCCACGGATTTACTTGGCTTGACCCACCGCCACCGCCGCCGTAGTATGTAGCGTTTCCACCAGGTCCACCATTATGACCAGATCCAGCACCACCACCACCAGAGCCACCAGGTGCTGGTGATCCGTAGTTTGTCCAACCAGTACCGCCACCACCACCTGCATAAGTTACAGATGAACCAGTTATTGAACTAGCCCTACCTGCGCCGCCGTAAGCCTCAGTTGAAGCAAAGGAGCCATCACAATTATTAGTAATTCCGCCTTGCCCACCTGCTCCACCGCCGCCAGACCCGCCGTAATAACTACACGCTCCAAATTGATTTTGTTTTCCACCATCATTTCCTTGCCCAGCAATTCCATTTCCGCCGTAAGACCCACCTCCACCAGAGCCACCGTTTCCACCAGTATCGCTGTAACCGCCATAGCCGCCGCCGCTGCAGGAGATTGAAGAGAATGAAGATCCAGCGCCGCTATTTCCGTTTGCACTACCACCTGCACCGCCTGCTCCACCGCCACCCACTCCTACTGAATAAACAACGCCAGTACTTACTCCTAGAGTTCCTTCTAACATTCCGCCGCCACCGCCACCGCCCATGGTGCCGCCGCCGCTGGTGGGACTTAGTGCGCCGCCGCCGCCGCCAGCAACTACTAGGTACTCAACAGAAGAAACTGTAAAGACAGATGTAACAGAGTTAGAAGCACTGCTTGCAGCAGATGCACCATTTGCATTAGTTGCAGTGACTGTGTAGGTACGAGAACCACCAGTAAGTTCAGTTACTGTGATAGGGCTGGATGCTCCAGTATTAGAACGTCCAGAAGATGAAGTTGCAGTATAGCCAGTGATAGCAGAGCCACCAGTAGCAGCAGATGCAGTAAAGGGAACTGATACAACTCCAGATGTACCACCAGAGGCAGTGCCAATAGTTGGAGCAGAAGGGACAGTGGTTGCAGTTATAGAAGAAGAAGCGCTTGAAGCAGGACTAGTTGCAGATGTATTTGTTCCAGTAACAGTAAAAGTATAAGAAGTGGCAGATTGAAGACCTGTTACAGTCAAGGGTGATCCAGCACCAGAGGCTGTAAATGATCCAGGAGAAGATGTTGCTGTGAAAGATGTAGAGGTTCCGCCTGTAGGAGATGCCGTAAATGCAACGGTAGCAGAACCATTATTATAAGCCCTAGAAGTACCTACATTTGTAGCGGCACCAATAGTTGGAGCATCAGGTACATCAGGAATTGCAGTACCACTCTTAGTTATACCAGATGCATTTGCTCTTTTAATGTTGGCCATGTAAGTATTATACCTTATCTTCTGTTAAAATTATACCCAAGAAATTGTTGTTTCATCCCAAGTGTAGTCTTTAGGATCTGTTTCATCAAATATTGGATAATCAATTGGTGGTTCCCAATTGCAAGTATCTTCATTTAATAACCAAGACTCAAAAGGTTTTGGTGGAATAAAAGCATCTCTGCCTTCATCGTATTTATAGCCAATACCTGCATAGTTCTTGCGGATATTGTTGTTGTAACTTGTACGTTTACAGGTTTGACCTCTAAAGTTTCCATACCAAGTTTCTGTATCTAAGCCTTCAATGGTTTCTGTTTCGTCAATACCAGCAATAACTTCTGTAACAATGTTGTTGCTATCTAAGAATGCGTAATATGCCATTATGCCCAACTCACATTTCCAGTACCAGCAGTAATAGTTGATACTTTAAATCCACCACTTGGTGCTGCTGTTGTACCTGTTAAACCAGCACCAATTGTAATTGTTTTATTGTCAGGATATTTAAGAATAACAATACCCGAAC